TGTGCAGCAGGCCATTGCGCTTAATGTCTTCGGCTAATATTTCAATATCTTCTCCATTGTCATTCTGGCGGAAAATCTCGTTGTCCGGGTTCAGCCGGATGTCTGCCAGGCTGATATCCTTATTTTCAAACTCAATGGTCTTATTGCCAACAATCTTTCCAACCAAGGCACGGCCGGCATCGTTATCGTTCACTTCTTTTGCTGCACTGCTGGTAGGAATGTTCAGTTTCTTTTCATTGCCTTTCTTCGGCTTTGATTTCAAACCCATCTCACTTTTCCTCCTTGTCCAGTTTTTCAAGCCGCTGTTTCAGCTCTTTATAAGCCGCCACATAGCTCTTGCCAATCGGTTGCGTTTTGGCAGAATAACATACCGGCACACATCTTCTCACCGATGTCTTCACGGCCAAAGCGCTGGGTATCTCAGTCTTGAACAGGGTAGAGCCAAGCACTCTCTGGCATTCTTCCCGCGTTTCTCTCGTGGCCGCACCCTTGTCCACCATGGTCAAAATCACGCCGATTCCTTTCAGGTTCGTCTTTGGGTTCTTGCGCAGCTCATTGCAGATGGAATAAGTTCTAAATGCCGAATCCTCAGAAAACGAATCGCACATCATCGGGATCAATACATAATCCGCTGCCACCAATGCGTTTGAAAGGATCATACTGTCACGGGTCGGTTGGGTATCCACAATGATGTAATCATAGTTCTCCCGCACCTGGTTCAAAAAGTATAGCAAAAAGTCGGCCGTAGATTCCAACTGTCTTGGGTCTCCCTCATCATACTGCTGTGCATCAGCCAACAGGTCCGGCAGCCTCTTGTTGATGCGCGGTGTCTGGCTGCTTGCCGGGATCATATCAACATTCTCATACTCTGTTTCCACAATATAGTCCTTCGTGGAGGTGTACTTGAACCCGTCAAACATATCGTACAGCGCTTTGCGGGAATAAGCATTGCTTGTAATCGTATTGCCGCCGCTCAATGCAAATGTCAGGTTGCCCTGCGGGTCGGTGTCTACGCACAAAACCTTTTTCCCTTCATCTCCCATTAGGTAAGCAAGGTTAGAAGCCGTAACCGTCTTACCAGAGCCGCCTTTTTCAATCGCAATCGTAATAATTTTTGCTGCCATAGCTAACCCTCACTTGTCAAACTCAAAAGTTCCTGTTGCTGTTTAATTTGATTATATCACACTTCGTAGTAATGTCAACGGGGTAAGGCACTTGTCAAACTCAAAAGTTCCTGTTGCTGTAACACAGTTAAAAATAGGGGGGCCACCTCGTCAGCAGCTCCCCCTGGTTATTCTTCAAATGTTGTTTCATCCAGCCGGAACATTGGCTCTTTGCCGTCCTGTCCCATCCGCCGTTTTCCGCTTTCAATGATCGTGGCGGAATTTTCCACAATGTCGCTGTACACCACCGTGCGGTAATACTGGGCAGATTTCTTTTCCACATCCTGTCTCAGCATCACGCTAAACTTCTCCAGTTCACCCAACGCCCAGCTTTTCAGCCCGTGGTTATTCTGGATGATTCCGTTCAGCGCTTCCAGTGTTTCTTCAGCCTGGTCCTGTTTGTTCTGGTTGGTCAATATCTTGGCCGCATAAGTAAACACATTCGCCAAAACATTCCGCTCTTCTACGGTCAGCTCCTTCTTATAGTCCGCATAGCCAGCCCGGTCTTCTATCTCGCCCCGCGCCTTGCGGAACGTCATTCCCATCACAGCCGGGGGCAGGGGAGAGACCTCTCCGGTTTCAGCCACCAAAACAGCTTGTTTCTTCGCCTTTTGTTTGCGTGCCACCTCCTGATCGCTGCGCTGGTTCGCGCTCAAAAACGCCCGTACCTTCTCCATCTCTTTGCGTGATTTGTACTTGATAAAGATGTACAGATGGGTATATTTCCGCACGCCTTTGGTTCGTACCGGCTCATAATCAAACCACAAGTCTGTCATCTCGTTGATTTCATTTTTCACCAGCTTCAAAACATTGCGTTCAAAGTCTGAAAAATTCGGGTACTTTTCTGTCAACGGTTTTTCGCGGTCATACTTGTTATCCACATCGGACTTTTTGCGGTTCATACCGCGCTCTTCTTTGGTCGGTACAGACAGCAGGTTTTTGAAATCATCAATGCCAAACTTTTTGTACTTGTATCCACGCAGCTGGTTCCGCTTGGCGGGGAACATCCCCAGCACCTCGTCCGTCACCGGCTCAAACACCAGTCCATTGGCGTATTCGTAGTCCCGGTTGCCGTTATCATAAGATAAGATAATTTCATATACCCGCATGGAATAAGTGCTCTGCATCATCAACAGGTATTCAATGCTATAGGATGTGTAGTTGCTTGTCAGTTGGGCGATGTCTTTCCAGATGTCCTCATTGAACCGCATACTGATGGTTTTGCCCTCAGTATCAATAATCGAACCTTTGCGTACCCAGCTCATGCTCTTGTACTTAGTCGGGGCAATCGGCACCCAAAATGTCCGGTTCTCCAAATTTTCAATCGTGTGCTGCAAATATGCCACATAGGCCGGCTTTTCCGCATTCACACCCGTCAGCTTTGAAAAGTCGCTGAACGTAATCGTGTAATACTTCGAAGCATCCGTGTCATTTTTCTGGTCAATTTTGGAAAGCAGCATGAACAAAATTTTCTGCTCGTTGCGCGGCAGGGAATACTTGGTCTTCTGGATCAGGTCATTGCTCTTGGTGATGTAAGAGCCAACGGCAAAAGGGGAGCCGGTCTTCTTTTCCTGCTCCTTTTTCGCCTTAACCTCTTCGTCCGTCATCACCTCTCCGGTAATCACCGTTCCTGTGCCTGCACGGTTTACTTTTTGGTCTTTCATCATTCTGTTCGCCCGCATAGCCTGTCCGCCATGTCAAGCTCAACCTCCAAATCACAGTGTATGTATCGCATCGCACAGGTGGGTATCTTTATCTTACCCTATTTTTATCCGCTCGTCAAGCCTGATTTTTTTGCGCTTATTATTATTTATTATTTATATTTTATATTTATATTATATAAGGTATATTGCGAGTTTCTTTTACACAAGCTACGAGGTTCTTTTATTCTACATACGAGTTTCTTTTATTCCTGCTACGAGTTTCTTTTATTCCTGCTACGAGTTTCTTTTACACAAAATCCTGCTTTTCGCTATCAAACAACCTCGTAATTGCCGTCAAAAAATCTCGCAGTTCGCATCAAACAATCTCGTAATTCACGTTAAATTTTTTGTTTCCTGCGCTTTTCGTCAAACAAACTCGTAGTTTTAAGCCAAACGGATAGGGTAGGTGAGTGGTCCCACCACTGGTTTTTTACGCCTTTTCAAATCAAAAAAACTCGTAGTTCATTCCGCTGCATCAACCATCCATATCTGGCCATCTGAACCATATTTTTTCAATGTATTGGTCAAACAAACTCGTAATTCTGGCTATGGGTGGTCATAAATCAACTTCAAGTCCTGCCATGTGCCGCCCGTCCATACCATCCTGGCTTTATTACAATCGGTATTTTTTGCGCTTTTTCACCGTAAAAGAAACTCGTAGTTCAGCTCTAAATGCTCTGCCCATCAATCGGCAGCAGGGGAGAGGGTCTGATTTTTTTGCAGTTTTCGGCGTAAAACAAACTCGTAATAGCTGCAGCAGCCAGCACCGGTCGGATTCAATCTTGTCGCATGTATCATCTATCAATTCATAAACCATTCATATTGGCCGTTTTCCCGGTTTCACATCCCATAAACCCATATACCAAAGAGTATACACCCCACATGCCGGCAATTCAACAAAAATCAATCCCGTCAACCAAATAACAACCGCGTACACATTCTTGGGTATAAATTTGTACAACCTGCCTTTGGAAATAACCAGAAAAGTCGTAAACGTAGACGGAACCGACTTGGCGAAACTTCGTTCGCGCGTAAATGGAACAGTAAATAAAAACTCTAAAACCGGGGTAAACGGTGTTGCACTTACCAAAAAAGGAACCTACAAAGCATATATTAGCTTTAAGCACAAACTCATTCACCTTGGCTTCTTCACTGATCTAAAAGACGCAATCGCTGCCAGGAAAGAAGCCGAAGAAATTCTTTACAATAAATTTTTAGACGATAACGCCGGTTGGGAACAGCGCCTGGCAGACGCAATGGCTGAACACAAAAAGAACAAGAAATAACCATCAACTTCGCTAAAGCTTAATTTAGCGAAATATAGGGAACCCAATAAAAATCTTCAAAACCACCTTGACATATGACATAAAATGTCGTATCCTATAACCAAAGGAACGACACTAAACGTCATGCGGATAGGAGACTTTCTTATGGCTTTTGCTACAGAACAAGTTTTTGCAATGGGTATTCTCTATAATCAACTAACTACAGCAGTCTATGGCGACGATGGTCCAAAAACAAATAGCTTCCAAAACGCCACCATGTATCCGTTTTTGGAAATTACCAAGCTGATTCTTCGTGTACGTTCTGAACACCGTATCTCTCCAGAGCTGGATCGCCTGATTACCCAAACATATTCAACCCTTACCGAGGAAGACGTTCAGAACGGATTTAACAGCATTCTTCCCATTGAGTTGCAAGGTGCCTTTGCTCTTGGTTATTATCATGGCCAGGCCGAAAAGTATTCGGACATCAAGCCCATCGGTCTCAAAGCCATGCGTGCCCGCGCTAATATGACTGTCCAACAGGCAGCAGATAAACTCGGTATATCCGCCCGCCAATACCAACGCATTGAATCCGGCGAAAGCAAACCTACTGTTCAGGCAGCACAAACTCTTGCCTCGCTGTTTCAATGCTCTGTCAATGATTTATTTTAAGGGGTAATTTCATACTTCGTCGTTGTGCTCGGTGTTGAGATTCGTTTGAAGGGCAGAAAGACAGCGTTTACGCCCCACATGTCGTGGACAAGCCGTCCATAAACCACACATGATATCTCATGTTTGTAAGTCGTGCGGTATTACTTTCACCGGTGGCCCTCGTGCATCTTTCTGCCTGGAATGTAGGGCGGAACGTGATAAGCAGGCCGTTAAAAAATGTCGGAACCTTGCCAAAAAAATAATACTACTCGTAAAATTAACTCTACCGATATCTGTCAGCATCTCCACACCAACCCCATCCGGCAAGCGCGAGGATCTTCCCGCTAAAGTTCTTTCTGCCTCTGAACTGTATTGATACTTCCAACCTGCTAAAAAATAGGGAGCACCCAAGGTTTCAAACCAAAGGTACTCCCTATTCCTGTTTGTATAATTCTTTGCTGTTTTTACTCAAGCGTAAAATTTACTTGCCACTAGCCGGAAGACTGATAAAAGCTTTAATCTTCTACTTGTATTATATACCATGGGTAGCAAGCTCTGTCAACCTTAACGCTTAAATAAAAACTCCTGTATATCGTCAAAAGCTCGCTGCATCTGCTCCACATTGTCGCCGTTCAGGTTGTGTCCCAGCTGTGCAAATTCTGCCCGCAGCAGCATGTTGATGCTTTCATCCAGGCTATTCAGGTGCTTCTTCACACCCTCCAACTGTTTGTCAAACGTGTCGCAGCGCCCTTCCACCGTTTTCAGCCGCCCTTCAAGCTTGTCTATCCGGGCATCCTGGTCTTTGTTTGGCTTTTTCAAAAAGTTGTTGAACTTAACCACCACGGCAATCGCAGCCGAAATACTAACCAGCGCCCCACAAACTGAAAGCATCATCGTCAGTATGTCCTGCGCCGTAAATGTAAATACCGGGTTAGGCATCTGCGTTCACCTTCTCTCCGGCAGCAGCTTCACCCGCCTTCATCTGCTCGTAAGCCGCCTGGGCAATCGCACGCGCCTGCTCCTCTGTAATGGTAACGCCGGCCTGCTTGGCCACTTCCATAATCAGTTCTGCGGCGCGTCTGTTCTTTTCCTCGCCGGAAATATCGTTAAAATACTGCTTGATATATTTACAGGCGCTTAACCCCCACTGCATCAACAGCGGGTAGCCGCTCAACAGGTTCAGCGCTTTGTTTACTGTCTCCTGGGCGTTCGGCATCACATATTTGCCGACCATAAAAGCAACCACGCAAACCAGGCCCATCACAATATATACAATTCCCTGTTCCATACCTAACCTCCAATCTCTTCCGTTTCACTTGTCTCATCAATCGGCGTAAAAATTTCATCACAAAGGGGCGCATTGTCACCCTCTGTTTTTTCTTCTTCCGCTACTTTTTCCCTCACCTTAATCCAGGCGTTACACAAATTCTCTGCACTCATTGCCGCAAACAGCCCAATGTTAAAAGACGATTCCGGTAACTGTCCGGTCCTAAAACACAGGATCATGTATACAATCGCGTAAACAATCGTTGCGCCCATCGTAAAAACAATAATCTTTTTGCTGAACCTCATCAGGCTCCAGTTTTCCTTCATAAAAATCACCTGCTTTGGCTGCACTCAGGTATGGCTCTTCACCGCTTTTTGGCTGATATAACCATAAACCGTTTTGAACCAGCCGTTCACGACCGTCTCATATCCAATGCAAACAGGCTTGCCGGTCTTGGCATTCGGGCTGCTGATCACCCCAATGGACTGGTACTGCATTCCGGCACCCTTGCGCACATTCCACTTGCCGTTGTTCAGGGTAATGGCTTTTGTCACAGTCTTTTTTACTGCTGGTTCAACCTTCGGCTCCTCAGCCGCTTCCTGCTTGTCCACCTGTACACTGTGCTGGTTTGCATTGGCCCACAAAATCACACCGCGGCTGGCCGGCTTAAAGTCATCATCCAGCCAGCACAGCGGGTTCTCACGCACACCTTTCCAACGCACCTCAAAATGCAAATGGGCACCAAAACAGTTGCCGGTCTGGCCGCTGTAGCCAATCACTTCGCCGGTTTTCACCTTCTGTCCAACCTTCACCGTGATAGAATTCAAATGAGCATACAACGTTTCCAGCTTGCCGCCTTTATACGCCGTATGCTCAATCTTCACCATATTGCCATAACTGTTGGTGTCGCCCTGGGTCACTCGCCCATTCCAATGGTAAACCACGCGCACCGTTCCATCTTCCGCCGCAAATACCGGTGTTCCCACCAAAGCGCGAAAGTCGATCGCCCTATGCAGTGCCCCACTGTTATATCGCCATCCAGCCGTAATCACATGCTGCGCCAATGGCCACCCAAAACATACCTCTCCATTCTTCAGCCGCATCTTTATCCTCCTTATTTTGTTCTCTTCCACATATAAACCACCAGATAGGGCGGCATGTTGTTGTGAGCTTCCCCGGAACCGCCGGAGGCGACTGTTACGGTTTTGGATTCCCAGTTCGGAATACCCCAGCCGCTTGATTGCGTTTGAACATACGCATCCGCAGAGTTTCCGGTTTTGGAGCGTATTACGTTGCTTCCGTTGGTTACAGACAACGAATAATTCGGTAGCTCGCTTTGTGTAAGCTTATGTGTGGATTCACCCCCAGTACCACCTGCGGGATAACTACCAGAAGCACCAAGCAAAAAGCGTTCAGAAATTCTTTCCCAGGTACCGCCAAATAAAGACTCTGGGCTTGTATTGCTTAAGGTCATGTAAATACTGCCAATCGGCCAGGCTGCAAGTTTTGCTTCCGCGATGGCCGCCTTTACCGCCGCCGGTGTTGCCGCAATACCACCATTGGTCGAACTCGTTGAACTGGTCGAATCGCTCAATTTCACACCGCCCAAAGTCGAAGCATTACCTGTTGGCAGTGTGTACTTGGTGTCGGTTGTTGGCGGTGTGTATCCCAAAGCACTTGTCACGTTCGTCTTTGTCAAACTAATCGTGCCGGAATTCACCGTAATGTTGCTACCTACTTTTAATACTCCAAGAACGCTGGTAGAGCCAGTGGCAACACTAATAGTACCATCTCTTACTGATCTGGAAATATTCGATCCAAGTTTCACCACACCAAAAGTATCAAAGTCTGCCTCAGATAAATAAATAGCACCTGTTATATCCCTATTGATATGATCGCCAATTTTTACGCCACCCAATGTATCAGAAGAAGCCATAGGTAACGTATAAGTCGATCCACTACTTGCAGGTGTCATATAAATCTGGTTTGCATTCAAAGTGCCTGCACTTTTGGCATGGTCATACTGGCTCTGTGTTAGATAATTGATTACTAAACTGTCTAACTTTGTATTTGTCGCCATATTGTATACTTCTCACCTCATTTCACAAATACTCGGATGTGGTTTTCATCCAGCCGTTCCATCACACGGTATCCGGTTTCTGCTTTAGTTCCAATGCCACTATCATTGGCAGCGCAAAATCCGTTTACTTTGCAGGTGCCGTCGTCCACCACAACCAGCTTCCCCATCAGGCCAACAGCATCCCATTCCTTGCGCTGTCCGCGGGCAATATACTGTTTGTCATTATCATAGTTCGGGTTCAACACCAGGCCGTTCTCCGTGGTACTGTCATGCTTCAGTGCTCCAAAAATGTCACGCTCGTACATATCAGCCCACTGATCCTCAGCAGTATCGCCCAGCACAGTCGGGTTGCCGGATACAATACCCAAAATGTAAGTATCTTTGCTATTTGCCAGTCGAATGTATTTCCCATCCAGCGTCACAAACATGCCACGTCGATCTTCTCCATCAGGGTTCCCGTCCTGCCACTCAAACATTTCCGCATAGTCAGCGCCGGAAGAAGAATAGGTGCCGCCCGATGCAGTACCATCTGTATTGATTCGGAAAGCATTAGAAGTAGCGCTGGAAGTGCCGTTGCCAATCAAAAACACGATGTCCTTTTTTGGATAATCACCGTCAGGTGTGGAATTACAATATTTTCCACATACAATACCATCCAAAATAGAGCTTGTTGGAATGCTAATAGATGAAGAACTTTTTTTGTATGTATTTATTTTGTTGTTGGTTCCAACTACAAGTCCATTAGTAACACCATAATAATACTGATATGTTGCACCAGAACCTACTCCCGATTGATGCGTAGACATTATTATATCGTTACTGTTACCAATATTTAGTGAATTTGAACCAGATGTCAACAGTGCATTAGTTACGTTAGCTTTCGTCAAACTGATAGTACCAGAGCTTACTGTGATATTGTTTCCGATTTTTACACCGCCAAGGGTTGAATTGGTAGCACTTGGCAATGTATATTTCGTATCTGTAATCGGTGGCGTATATCCCAAAGCACTGGTTACATTTGCTTTTGTCAAACTGATCGTACCGCTGTTCACTGTAATGTTATTGCCAATCTTTACACCACCCAAGGTAGAACTTGTTGCGGTCGGCAGTGTATAACTCGTACTGCTCGCCGGTGTCATATAAATCTGGTTCGCATTCAGTGTGCCGTTGTTTTTTGCCGTATCATACTGGCTTTGTGTCAGGTAGTTAATTACCAAACTGTCCAGCTTTGTATCAGTGGCCATAATCATATACCTCTCGTTGCAATCGCGTTGATTGCGGATAATCCGCTCGGCAGTCCAGTCAATTTTCCGTTGCTGATGCTTAGGCTCAGATTGGTGCTGCTTGGGCCGCCGTACATGGCGCTCTTGTGGTACTTGTCACCCTCAAACGCGATCAGGCTCGTACTCTGCCCGCCCCAGCCGCTGGAACTGGTCATGGTGCCGTAGCCCCAAATCTTGATTACTCCGTCAGTGCGCTTAAAACTCACGCTGGGGTTGGTGTCCGTAATAGCATAAGCCTCCACATTGTTATTGCCACTGCCGCCGGAACTCCCGCCGCCGGCATAAGTTCCTGTCACACCAAAAATGCTCACACCACTCTTGATGTTTCCGGCCACAAGGTTTGCATCACCTTTAATGGTTTGAGCACCACTTAAATACTGGCTTGCGGCAATCGTCTGGTTACTGGTCGATGGTGTATAAGTCGCAGCGGCTTTCTTGGTCACACCACTGCCCACATATGTAGTCGAAATAGCATTTACAGTCACCTGGCTCAATCCGCCGTATCCGCTGTCAGGTTTTACAGTCTGTGTTCTTTCACTTGGCGATACAGTTTTGCTTTGTAAACTCACACTTCCGCTTCCACCACTGCTGCTGCCCGTGTAAGTACCAGAAACTCCAAAAATACTCACACCGTTTCTAATGTTACCGGCGGTCAAATTGCTATCACCCTTAATCGTCTGGGTACCATTCAAATACTGGCCGGATGCAATACTCTGGTCACTGGTACCCGGCGTATAAGTCGCAGCACTCTTTTTCGTCACGCCGCTTCCCACATAAGTTCTTGATACTGCATTTACTGTAACCTGGCTCAAACCGTCATAGCCATTGTCGGCCTTGATCGTCTGTGCGCTCTCACTGGGGCTAACCGTCTTGCTCTGCAAACTCGTCCCACTGGCACCACCAGTCACAAAACCTCCCTGCATATCCACCTGTGTACTTCCTAAATAAACTCCCATATAAAAATCACCACCTGCTAATTGTCACACTTGTTGCGCCAACACTGGCTGCCGTAATGCTGATAGATTTTGCACTGCTGCCATCCCATGCACCCTGGCTTGTCCCGTTCAGGTTAATCGTCAAAGCTGCATTCACCTTGTTGGCGCTCGTTGCGGCACCGCCTGCGCTGCTGGACCCAGCATAATTGTGGGTGTGGCCGCTTGCCGCCTTACCATCAATCAAACCTTTCAATACCTTGCCCTGGTTTGCGCTCAAGCTATCTGTGGTCGAAGCCGAAGTTAAGTTGTCCTGGATTCCTCGCCATGTATTTGCCGGCACAGCCCAGGTCCCGTCTCCACGCAAGTAATATGCCTGTTGGCCTTTGGCCGGTGCCGGAACAAGTCCTGTACTTCCCGCCGCATCAGCGGTCGCTTTCGCAAACACGCCATAGGTTGTATTCGTATCCGGGGGTACAGCCCAGGTTCCATCACTGCGTAGGTAACGGTTCGCATTGCCCGCCACCGGCGCAATCACCAAGCCGGTACTGCCCGCTGCACTCGTGGTCGCCCCTTTGAACGTCCCGTAAGTCGTATTAGTGTCCTGCGTTGTCAGGTTTCCTGTCGTACCGTCATCCTTTGTCCATGTCAGGGTCGTACCGCTTACACTCAGGCTCTTGATAACAGAATGATTGTGTGCACTGGGCACAAAAGTACTGGGCTTGTTGGTTATACTGTCCCATGTATGTGTATGTCCGGCCGTAGCATAATCACCAGTATTCTTGGTTACAATCGTACCAAATGCACCACGGTTGCAATATGCCAAATTAGAAGCACTGCCAGAGTACGCGCCATTCCAATATGCAATAAATGTCATGTCTGGCACATACTGCGCATCTGTGGCCACATCTTTCCATCCGCTTGCCCCCTGTGCCGTCAGTCCGCGAATATTCTTCCCGGCAGCCGCTCCAAGGTCTGTAATCTGGCTTCGCGTGTGGGTGTGGGAACTAGGGGCAAAAGTAGAAGGCTTACCTGTAACGTTTCCCCATGCTACATTACCATCCAGATTTCCTTTGAATTTTGTGGCAAAAATCGTTCCGCTGGAAGGCTGAACATATAAATTCGTGCAAGAAAAAACACCATCCGTTACTGTGGATGGTGTAAATCCTACTGTTGCACTGTTACTCGCGCCCCATATCAGGCTGCGGTAATTGGTATAATCACTGTCTTTTACTGCGCTCTGGGTTACTTTTGTATCAGTATTATTATCCTGTGTTGTAATAGTTCCAGTTGTGCCATCACCTTTTGTATAAGTCACTGTTCGGCCATTTACCGAAAGTCCGCGTATATAGCTGGTAATAGCCTGTCCTTTGGTATCATTTGTGGCAGTAGTTGCACTTGCCGCACTGGTTGCACTACCGGCACTTGCAGCATACTTTACGCTTTTAGCACTGTCAGCGGTGTTATCCACACTGCCAAGCCCAACATCGCTCTTTGTCAATACACGGAAGGCGGCTTTGCCATCAGCCGCCGCAGGTGCTGCCAAAACAGTTCCTTTTGTCCGGCTAATCGTCGAATCATAATACTGGCTGTGTGTGTGGCTGGCCGGGGCCTTCCCGTCAACAAGACCTTTTAATACTTTACCCTGTGCAGCACTCAGGCTCTGGTCAGTAGCATCACTTGTCAAATTATTCTGTATACCACGCCATGTATTCGTGTCGGTAAACACAGCACTCGCCGGCACACTCTTACCCAGTGTATAAGTAGTCGCCACAGGTTTGCCATCACTAAAATAAACCGGCTGTGTCGCACTGCCTGCACTGCTTGTCAACTTTGTGGCGGTGTCTGCATTGCCGGTCAACTTGCCAATGAAACTCGGAGCTGTCACAGAATCGCTCACATACAATTTGGACAGCAAGCGGGACACTCCGTTTACAGTAAGGTTGCCTAACTGAGCCATCCTATCATCTCCTTTTTACATCTCTATAAAGTTATCCATTACGATTGAATCATCAATGAGTTTACCAGCACTTGTTGAGCCATCAACGTAATTATCGGCAGGCACAACCCGGATATTAGAATATGTAATCGTGCCTTTTCCATTGGAATAATTCGTCCGGCAGCCAAGCTGTAACCCGGTACAGTCGTTGGTTATGCTGAACGTAGCAACATATCGCTTGCTCCCGCTGTCAGCGCTTAACACAAGATCTTTGAATCCTTTTAGATTGTTGATCGCGTTACACATTGGGTTGCTATAATCCCAACTCCAGCTGGTTCCGTCATAACAAGAACCTTGACTGACAATAGCAAAATTGTCCGTCACATCTGTTTTGAAGCCACTCCAGATAACGGTCATATCAATTACATAGCTTTTACCTTTTACAAATCCGGTAATTTTATTACCCATTGTGGAATTGTTTGTTGCGGCGACAGGCGTGTAACTTTCTCTGGTAAACGTGTTCAGCATAGCGCCGTTTGTCTCTACAAAACTCCCCGCATTCACAACCCCACTTTTATGTACTCCCACACTCATGTTTCAATCAGCTCTCCCTTCGTCATCATCGTTCCGGTGCTTGTAATCGAAACCGGTGTGTTGTATAGCTCTGCAATGTCCGCGTCCGATAGAGCAGTAGCATAAATGCGGAAGTCGGAAAGCTTGCCATGGAAATTTGTATTCCAATCACTTCCCGCATAACTGTCACCCAATGTAAATGTGTCTGCAGGCATTATTGCTTTATCTGCATAGGTAGCGCTGCAATTTTTCTTGCCATCCAAATACCAGGTCGCTACACCTTCTTTATATACATAAGTGAACAAATGCCAGGTATTTACTGCAATATTACTTCCGCCTCTCACATAATTCGGGCTAACGCTTCCACGGTATCCCCACTGCGCACAGCCTTCGGTATTAACTGCCAGCCACAAACCGGAGCCACCATAACCGTTACTGTTCAACCAAGTAGAATATGCGCCGCCTTCAATTTGGTTCAGCCAAACACTAATCGTGAGGTTGCTCGCAGTCTGCCCGCCAAACGGCATTTTCCCAGTAATATAATTTTTATAGGGGAACTCATAGCACTTATCATACATCGGGCTGTTTCCAGCCAGCACAGGTGCAGTTGCCGCTGTAACACTGCCATGGTTTCCCATTCCGCTTGTATCATACACCGTGTTATCCGCCCAGCTGCCATTGCTTCCACTTGCCGCTGTACTGCACTCACTTACACAAACGTCTTTCAAGTCAAAATCGCATGTATAAACTTTGTCTTTAGTTGCAAGACTTTCAGAATAGAATTCAACCAGCGGTTTCGTATCATACTCTGTGCCGGATCTTGTGTACTTTGCGTCCAGCTTGATCTGGATGTGGTATTCATGCCACTGGTTGTCCGCCACCGTGATCGTCTTCGTGCTCGTAGCCCAGTCATTGCTGATGTGTGCCGCTCTAAAGCTAATGTTAAAGTTCTTGCTGTGGCACCGCACCTTGCAACTGTAATCATATGTCTTGCCCGCAGTAAAACTAAAAGTAGGGAAGTAAAAATTAGGCCAGGTATTATTGCCGGTTCCTGTATAACTAAGCTTGTAATTATACCCGCGTTCATTTGCCAGCTTGGCCACAGTATAGCCACTACCGCTCGGCTTCCCCTCAAAATTATCTCCACTATATTTGTTAATACTCCCTGTTGCATACGGGTCATTCAGCGGATAGTGGCAGCACAGCCCCTGCGCAATCTCATGAATTTCTTTAGGGCTGAGGGCGTTATCGTAAATTCTAAAATCACATACGTTGCCATTATAATAATAAATATCACCGCCAGAATAATGAAAACATCCAATTCCTAATCCAATACTATCTGCGAATGTCGGGGCAATCCCGTTGAATGTGGCATTTATTTGTCTCGTTCCATTTACATAAATTGATATATTTGTTCCGTTTTTCACAAAAGCAATATGTGTCCACTGTCCACCAGTTACAGTAAAATCCCAAGATGATGAGCCAAACCGTGCTGAACATTGTGATGTGGATAAACATTGCAATCCATATCCAAATGTAGAATAATCAACACGCCCAACACTGAAAATATATTCAGCATTTCCACTTCCTCTTGCGGTATTCACCCAGCAAGCCCAGCTAAAATTATCTTGGTAATCAAAATCGTGCATATTTTCAGTCTTTAGTATTTTATTCCCAGCAAACGTGGCGCATTTCCCCAGATTACCATTTCCCCAGCTGGTAGGGCCACCGCTCATAACCGCTCCACTTAACCCTTGCTGTCGTGTGTCTCCATTCAGCGGTAGCCAAATTTGCAGTGCCATAACCACCGCCTCCTTTAACTAAAAACAAAATCTACGCACTTATTCGTGCTGTCAAACATCAATGTGCAGCCATCGCCGATCATGACCTCATTGGCGCTCATGCGCCCGGCAACACCAACACCACCACTTACCTTCACAGCACCGGTACTTTTATTCGTAGACGCAGTTGTATTTGTAAACGCAGTCACACCCGTCACAGTTCCGCCCGCAGTAGGAAGGTATGGATGACTGTGCGTATCAGCTTTGGTTTTCAGCTTCGCGTCAATCTCGCTCTCTGTATAGTACCGATCATCATGCGTATGCCCGCTTGCAGCATAACTACCTTTCGGCTGGTATACAGGATCTGCCTTTCCTTTGATGTATGTCCATACCGTTGAAAATTTCAAACGACCAAATGTATTTTCACCGCTCGTATCCTGCCGTATAAAATAAGTATTATCTGTAGGTGCAGCACTCCACGATGTAGTCAACTTGGCAAGCAAACCATTAGCACCTGTTTCTGTATTGTCAACTTTGTCATTATGCGTATGGTTCTTAGCAGCAAAAACATCCTTCAGTCCTGTAAAAAATCTCTGTAATTTACTTTTCGTCACAAAGCTCATTTGTATCCCCCCTTTTCAGGTTTACTCAAATCAGCTTGCAAGAATGGCATCGATTTCCTCGTTGGTGATCTCATCAATGACCGTCTTGGTGTCACCGATTTTTTCCAGTGCGCCGCTGATCAGCATATACTCGTCATACAGGTTGCTGCCATCCGGCGCAGCCTTCTTAATCATGTAAATAACATTGTCCTTGGCATCCTTAGCAGCAGGCAGTGTCTCCACAATGCTCTTTCTGATGTGCCCAGCCGCAGAAATTTGCTGGCCGACATAGGTCATTGTGGCATAGGTATTTGCAGCGCCAAAGCCATCCAGTTTCTTCTTGTCGGTGGCGCTCATCAGACCATGGGTGCTCTGAGTAGCATCATTGTAGGTGGTGTTGGTGCTGGGGATGCCCAATGCCGTAATATCGCCCTTGGCAACCGCAGTCACAGTGCTCACATGTCCAGTCGCATCCACAGTAATTTTGTACAGGCCGCTGTCATGTGCGGTATAGCTGGGGTGTACATATTTGTTTGCACCGTCCGCAACACCGTCCAGCTTCTTCTTATCGGCGGCACTCATCAGGCCGGCGCTCGTGGTGCTTGCAGCTCCATAGGTAGTGTTCGGCGGGGTCGTCCAAGCACCGGTCGAATCCAGCCAACGCTGCGCACCCTTCGTCGGGCTGGGTACCAACCCGCTCTTGCCATCCGCATCAGCCGTTGCGCCGCTCATCACACTGTAGGTGGTATCCTTTTCGTTTACCCACTTAGCGGTGCCATTCGCGCTCCAACCCAAAATCTGGTTGGCACTGCCGCCTGCAGGGATATGCTTATTCCCGCTGGTTGTCGGGTGAGTGTAATTCTTTAGCCCGGCCAGCTTATCCTTCTCAGCAGTGGTATAGTCGTTGGTCGAAAGTCCCTTGCCATCCACCTTATCGACCTTCATGTTAAGCTTTTCTTTCAGCAAAAGCACCAAATGGCTCAAACCATCTTTAGTAAGAAATTTCACCATTTTGTCTCCTCCTCATCAGCTATTCAAAATCTCGTCGATCTCTGTGTTTGAAATTTCAGTAATCTGTTGATTCAGGGCAGTCCAATCGCCGCCCTCATACAGCCACACCTCGCCAGACCTCAGGGCATAAATTTTGCCATTTATAGGTGCAAGCGGAAGTTCCGCCACAATCTCGATGTCGCGCCCGGTCTGCACACGGGTCTTGCCAAAGTCGCGGTACATATTGCCCGTGTCTTTGCAGATAATCAGCTGTCCCTCCACGACAGGAGTTTTATCCAGCTGCGACTGTTGGATCTCGCATAAAGAAAGTTTTGACATCGTAAAACTCCTTTTTGTAACAATAAAAAAAAACCGCCTACCTGCGTACAGATAAGCGGTTTCGATTCAGTATTTAATTTGACAAATTTTGCATTGACGGTATAATAATAGCAGAACTAAGGCACCAACGTTTATTCCTTTTTGCCATATCTTCCTCATAGACGTAATAGGCAGTCAAGCCTCCCATCTGCCGCAAGGCATTGTGGAGCGCCCCTACTTTGCCTTCCGGTAAATTCATTTTTTGCCAGGAGGTGATGCTTATGCCGGGTCTATCCTTTGTTGATACCATCGTCATTATTGGCGTTGTGTTCACCGGAATACAAACTGTCGTAGCAGTTATCACGTTTTTTCGTGGTAATAAAAAGTAAAACCGCCCTGTCGCCCACAGAACGGTTTTTTGCTATGATAGTTTAACTGTTATACATAAACTATAAACTGAGGTAGACCGTCTATGTCGGTGCCTTAGTTCTACTATTATTATATATATAACATCGTTGTTTGTCAATACAATATAAAACCTTCGCTGCACAGTGCATGTTCTCCCACTCGCAAAACACTGGCCCTGCAGCGAAGGCTATTTTTTATGTTAATTTGAAATAACTAACCGCTTGGCCGTCTCAGCCAATGGTCTTCCAGGTAATAGCACCCTCAACAACCTTCACGCGGGTATCCATGGCAGTGTTCAGGCCGTCAGCATACGCCTTGGCGGCATCACGGGCAGCATCAGCCTTGGTGGTTGCGTCAGCAGCGGCAGCAGCAATGGCCTCGCTCTTGGCGGCAGCCAGCTGTTCAGTACTCACCTTAGCATCCCAGGTGGCCTTCTGTTCCTTGGTCACATGGATGTCGGCATTCGCAGCGTGCGTATCCAGGGCGGTCTGCACAGCCTTGATCTTTTTGTCAGCTTCGGCCTTGGTATAAGCATCAGGCACAGCAACATACAGGCCGTCTTCCTCCAGGGTAATGGAGTTGTCAGCCTTGGCGCTCACCTTCACCTTCACGCTGATCTTATTGTCAGCAGAAACAGTAACCTCAGCGGTGGAAGTTGCCAGACCGGTGTAAACATCAATCAGGCTGCCAACCGGGATCTTGATCACATCGCCGCTGGTAATGGTCAGCTCAATGTTTTTATCCTTGGCATTATAAGTACCGCTGGTCACAACCAGATCCTTGCCCAGCGCAATGGTCAGTTCGTCGCCGCCAAATACCGGCAGCTTGATGGTGCGGGTGCTTGCATCATAAGTCGGTGCATGCACAACGCCAGTCAGGGTGGTAGCAACGGGGTCGCCGCCCTTGGCAACGCTCAGCACGCCCTCATTGTAGGTAACATCGGTAACAAACTTGCCCTTGGCATTCTCAACGGCTTCAATCTTGGCGTTGACGTAATCGGCAACAGCCTTGGTGGTCGGTACATTGTCATCGCTGGCGTTGGCAGCCGGGATCTCAGTTACGGTGGCCTTGTTCAGCTGGATATAGCTGGTACCATTGAACACATGCAGGGTAAAGTCGCTGGTGCGCACATAAACAACGCCCTGCACCTGGCCGGAACCAGGCAGGGTACTCACCAGCTTGCAGCTCTTGGTGTATTCAACTGTACCCTTAAAAATCTGCAAAGTGTCAGTCAAAAAATACAGGGTGTCGTTGTCCTTTGCCTCCAGGGCTTCAAAGTTAGCTTTGGTGCCATAATTAAATTTTACTTCTGCCATAATTATCTCTCCTTAAATTTCATGTTGTTTTTGTCGGTTAAAATTCCTGCCAAACAAATCCAGTGCTTGCAGTGCTGAACGGTTCAACAGCAAACTTCCCGGTGTCTAACAGCTGTACAATCCACGGCTCATACTTGCCCTCGGTGTTTTTAATCATTACGGTCTGCCCGGCATAAGTGTCGCTGCTGTTGTTCAGCTGCTCGTTGGCTTGCCCGTTGCTGTCAAAAACACGGGTACGGGGGCGGATCGCCTGCTTGCTCTTATCGTCACGGATGTAATAAAACTCCGATGTATCCTTGGTAATAACCAGGTCCTTCTCGTCAATAATTCCATTCGTAATCGCTGTATCCAGGTTTTCTGCGTTACCATAGCCCAACTTGCTTGTGGTTGCCATTCTCCCAACTCCTTTCTCCATTTGTCGCTATATAGAAAAAATGCAGGCGGCCAAGCCTTAAAACTCAACCACCCGCATATTTCCATCAGTTGTACCATCACCGCCGCTGCCGGAACCGCCGCTGCTCTTGATCTCTACCGCATTGCCAATCGGGTTTCCGTTGGCGGTCAGCTGCAGCATGTCATTCTTGTAGCTCAGATTGTCGGCCTTGCTATTCATCATGGTGTTGCTCTTATCAATCATGGCCTTCAGCATGGCCTGCATCGCAATAATCCGCTGGTCCAAAGCATTCAGTGCTTCGTCCGGGATTGTGGCCGCCCAGTCGTAAACATCAACAATTTTAATTTCGCCCGGTCCAACCTTGCGGATGTACTGGGTGGTCCTGCCTTCGGCATCCATCTCAATGTTGCCAAAGGTCAGCTGGAACTCAATCACACCGGCCTCACTGGTCAGCGCTGTGTCAAAGGGCAGCTTATATTCCAGCTTGTTTTTATACAGCTCGTCACTCAGCGTCAAAAACTCGGTGCGGTATTTCTTGCTCACTGGCAACCGGTATTCCAGCATCACCACATAGTCGCGCATGTCTTTGCCCTTATATTCCGGGTCAGCCAAAAAATGCAGGGTGTCTACCAGTTTGCTCTGCTGCATCACGCGCTCCACCACACTGGCGGTCAGGGTATTGTCCTCGTTAATCAGGATCGTGTACATTGCTCGTCTCCTTTCCGCTCACAATGTAGTCAAACTCATTGCGGCTGATTTTGCCCTTGTGCCACAGCGCATTTAGGGTCGCTTCTTTTAACCGGCGATCCAAATACAACCGCCGCAAACTCTCCACAAAGTCACTCATAGCACACCTCCTTCAATCAGGCTCAGGGTATAAGCATCAATAATAGCCTCAGGGGTTTTGGCCCCCAAGGCTTTCAGCTTGTCATATTCGTAAACACTGATCTTTTCCAACTGCACGGTATCGTATCCTGCCGCCGGAATGTTATAGTATCCGTCCACATGCCAGATGTAGCGCCCATCACTGCTCACAATTCCTTCGGCATCATCTGCCGTGCAGTTCACCATAATCCCGTGTTTCGCCTGGTATTTCACAAAACTCAGGTGGTCAAGGGTGTCAATCACCTGGCCGTTATACATCACCTTGTAATACATTTCGTCCCTCAACCTCCTTTACACGCTGAACATCACGCGTACGCCATGCTGCTCATTCGGGGTAACATAGCTGTAAATCTGGCCGTCTGCCGCAACCTGCAAAAAGTAATCTGCATACTGAACATTCGGGCTGCGTGTCCAATAAGTGGTGGCCGCGCCATCATCGTCGTAGCAGATTCGGCTCTGATTATCCGTCATGTAACTGATCGTTGTACCTTCATAAATATACGGCTCACTGTTCATGCTGGGGTTCAGCTCATATGCAGCCGGTATAAAGAAGTAACAATCCGCCGTCACAATTTCCTTGGATGTTCCGCCCGCACTGGATGTCACTTTTACCTGCTGGATCAACTGCTGCCATCCAATCGGCAAGGCATTCGGCAGCCGCTTGTCCAGGTAGGTGCGCAGCGTTGCTGCGGGCCAACCGCCATTGTTGTAATAGTTACTGGTAATCGGCATCTTGCGTGCCAGCGTATTTTTCGCCAAAAACGTCATTGCGCAGCGCTTGTTTGTGTTATCGCTTAAATAAAACTGCTTAAATCCGCACATCTCATATTCGCGGGTTTCATGCGGCCATGCAGCCAGCTTCCGGCAGGCGTTGTCGCCCAGGTCTGCATACCAAACTTTCGCCCAGTACACATCACCCTTGGCAAACCGTTCATATTCCCCGTCATCTGCCTTGGCGCAACCAAACACCAGCGTTGCATTGGTCTGTGTAATTCGTCCACGGTTAATCTCGGTGTAAACAATGTCATCACCGTAAATGTTAGCCGTATACACATGCAGGTTGTTTTCGCCCTTCTTGTGGCGCATTACCACCATGTCACGGGTTCCAACTGTGGCAGCTGTTGCGCTTTCGGTGCCCCAACTGATCTTGGCTCCATTATTGTTCCAAATGCGGATACCGTTCATGCCGTTGGTTTCAAAACACTGCATCAGCACAGCATTGGCCGTATCGGTTGTGGTCATCCGGTAATCTACCGCCAGCACCCAGTCCCGGTCTTCCTTCAATAGCTGCACACCGGTATCCATATAGTTAGTGCCATCAAAGGTCTTTTTCTCGTTGATCAAAACCTTCTCTTCAATGTCAGAGTAGCTAAAGTCGTTGCCCATCGTAATGGTCACAGCGTCCTTGGGGCTGACCACCTTATTCTCCACGCCAACCTTTTTCATTGCATAAATCTCAACCGGGCGCAAACTGCCAATCTCTTTGCCGTCAAAATAACCAGAGGTATATTCGCAGCTGTCATATACCGCATTGATGTCCTTGTCTCCGTTCACATATCCGCCCTTGTCCCAATGGTCAAACAGGTAGAACTTATAGGCACCTTCCTCTGCCGTGTAGGTCGGGGTATCGCCTTCGTACAACACCATGCTGCCATAGGGGGCAACTGTTTTCTGCTTCTCCGCACCATTGTTCAGGTAGCGCACGGTATACTTCCGCACACTCTCGGTATATTTGGCCGTTATGGTCTGGTTGGTAAATACCGTAACAAACTCTGTGTCCCATCCAGCATAGGTAAAATCAGTGCTCACCGTGCTCTTCTTGGTTGGCTTCGGGATCGGCTTCTCCGCACGGGTCACAGGGTCAACAGCCTTACCACCCTTGTCAATGTACTGCACATCCAAAACTGTGTGCTCGTCATCATCATTCACAAAGGTCCAGGTAAACTGTTCCACCAGCGTGTTGTAGCTGATCTTCAAATCCGGCCACTGTGCATTAAACTCTGCCAGCTTCTTTTCACGCATAATGGGTACATGCACCTTGCCCTCCAGTACAGAGTGCTCGGTGTTATAGCCGTTCTCATCCAGGCCGGTCATCGTGTACAGCCGGTCAAGCAGTGCTGTATCCTCGCATTCCCAATCAAGGCCAGTCAGGCGCACACGGTTCAAACCTGTGCATTTTTCCAACATAGCTTTCAGGTCAATGGTCGGGCAGCTTTCCACAACCAGTGTGGTCAGGTTCTCATAGCCGTCAATCTTCAAATCGGTCAGGTGGTTCAGGCTCTGTGCCGTCAGGCTTGCAATCGCAGGCAGTTCAGCCTTTTCAATCTTGCCGCCCTTGGCAAACGCCACACCGGTAATACCGCTGCCGCCGGCATAAAAATCGGTCAGGTTTACACATCCCGCCAAGCTGATGGATTTCTTCAGGTTTGGCACATTCTGCAAATTCAGGTGCTCCAGCAGCGTATTGTTGCCAACCGCAAAGTCGGTCAGGTTTGTGTTGCGGTAGCCTTCGGTGCCGTTGCCAACCTGCAAGTCGGTCAATTTCACACCATGGCTAAAATCAACATACCCAGGGTAAAACCCGCTAATGTCGCCAATGCTCTGCATCAGGCTGGCATTGTAAACATAAACCTCGGTATCGTTCATGGCTGCAATCGGGCACTCAATTGTATAGGTCTGGCCGCGTTTGCCGCGCATTTTTACCGGGTTGGAGCCATACAAAACACTTACATAGGTATCTGCATACGGGCGGATATGGAACGTGCCATCCGGCTGCACACCTGTCCAGTTGGTCGGGGTATAGCCGCGGATCGTCATATCATCAGCCGTGCAGGTCGTACCGCTGTACTTGCTCGCAATATACTTTTCCTGGTACTTCTGGTACTGGCGGCGCTGGTGGCGCTTGTTGCCGTGCATCATCGGCAGGTAACTGGTTGTTCCATTGTCTTCATAGGTGCGGAAATATTTGCGCCGCATGTCCATAATCCAAAGCTTTTCGGGCTTCACATCCTGGTACGCCTCAATCTTGCGCAAAATACGGTTTGCACTCCAGGCCAAAGCGCTCTCACGGTTCAGGTACATCTTCTGCAAGTCGTCCGCAAAAAGATCTCGTACCTTGCACCACAGCTTGCTGTCTGCCGCGTTAAACACGCTCTTGGTGCCAATGGTGTCGGTATCCTCATAGCCGTAAGTCAGTGTCAATCCGCCCTCGTTGTCGTTACCCTGGCAGGTATCATTATCATAATCCATGCAAAAATCCCAATGGATCAGATCTTCTGTGTGGGGGAACACATTCTTGGCGCGGTTATCCACCATTGTGTGGCGCTCAGTGAACAGATAAAAGAACAGCACACTGTCCTTGATAAAGTGGTCCTCAAAGTGGGCCTTAAACTCTGCATCATCTGCATTTACTACCCAGGTCAGCAAGCTCTGCCAGGCATTCTTTGCCGCCTGTGTTTCTTCCTCGGTGCAGTTTTTGCTAATATAGCGGAACTCAAAGCTGTGGTCGCCGTCCCAGGTTTCCTGGCTCAGATCATCACTCAAAAAGCGGGTCTGGGCATCGGTGTTGTTATCAATCTCAACAATAACTTCCTTGTGGTTTTCGGGGTTCATGCCCTGGGTGTCATTGTTCTTCTTGCTGTTGCCAATATCACCGCAGGCGTAAAAATGCCACTGGCCGTCCTTAAACACCGTTGCGTTCTCCACGTCCGTCTCCTGGATAAACACCACGCACGGGTAAAACGCCATCGTGTCGCGCACCTTCGGGTTATCTTTCTTTGCCTGGCGGGTATACGGGTTAAACGTGTTGTAATCATCTGCAATGCAGGCGTTATTTGCGTTTTCAGAGCTTGCAATATTTACCTTGATATTAAAATATTTCTCCGGGATACTGTTCTCGGTCAAGGTATAGGTGCTGCCGGTGCTGTCGTCGCCAAACGTAAATCCGCCGGAACAGTTAATATCAATGTTTCGGCCGCTCTCGCCATACGCATTGGAGCTGGTGCCCTGGCCTTTATGGCTGCCGGTCGCGGTCCAGTTATCCTCCACAGCGCGTCCGTTCTTGTAAATCTGCTGGATGGTGGTATTAAAAACCTCATTCTTTTTGCCGGTCGTAAAGGTCGGGGCGCTGATCTTGATAATGCGCAGGTCCGGGCACTTCTCGGCCAAAAGATCAGCATCCAGTTCGCCGCTCACGTTGGTAATATCGTTGCGGTTATAGCGTTCAATCATCAGTTCAGCGTTCTTGGCATCCGCAATAAAGTTGTCCAGGATCTCATCGTCCGTCAGCTCCATGCCGTAGGTCTTCATGCGGTATACCTGCACATCACAGTCCGCAGAGCCAATCGTAATACCAACCGGGCTTGCCTGTGTAAAGTTGTCGCTTGCATCGTACAGTTCCACCTTACAGGGGATACCGTCGCACCATAGCACCATCTCTTTATACTTGCTGTCCGGCAAAATGTTGAACTCAAACTCCAAAAAGTCATCTTCGCAAATCGGCAGCTCAATGTGGTTCTGCTGACTGGTTAGGGTAATCTTCTGTGCCTGTACCGTCAAACCAACGTTGCCATTTGCGCAGGTTAGTGCCGTAGCATCGTAGTCTCGCACATTGGTGGTCTTAAACACCAGCTTAAAGTTCTTACCCTTCTTTTTGGCATCGTCCGCAAACAGCTTATAATCCAGCGTGGCGGTAGTTCCGGCTTTCACGCAAAAGTAAGTATCGCCGTCCTCATCAATCTGGTAGCCGCCATTGCTCCAGTCAAAGTTGTCGCTTACCGTCATCGCGGTATTGCCATCGGTCCACAGGCGGTTTTCGTCCGCATTGGTTCGGCCAGCCGGGTTAAAGTCAAACATCAGGTTGGTTTTCACCGGCTCAATGTTAATACCCAGCTCGGTAATTTTTACATTGATGGTCTTTACCGTCTCGCCGCAGGTAATGGTTAACACATGGCTACCAATCTCGCTGCTCTTGTACGTCCAGGTTTGTTTGGTGCGTCCTACCGTCAGCTTGCTGGCAACAACGCCATCCACAGCCAGGGTCACATTGGTGTTACTGCTGGCCGGGTCGTACACGGTATAACTAATCGCAACATTGCTGTACTGCTTGGCACTGTAATCCAGCACGGCGCAACTGATAATCGGGGTATTATTGCCCTCTTCCACCCACATAATATCGTGGCGCAGGGTGTTGCTTGTCACCTGTTTGCCATTGATCTCCGCCGTCATGCTCACTTCCAGCAGGTGGCTGCCGTGCTTCTGGGTGGGCAAATTGTAGGTCATCTGGCGGCCTGTCACTGCAGTGCTTGTTCCGCCAATCGCCTTGCCATCCAACTTAAAGCTGATGTTTTTGGCAATATTACCATACGGAGTAAACCGGTAAGTTACTTCGCCGGAATAAAAAAGAGAGTCATCAAAAATGCTCTCCAAATAAAACTCAACAACATTAACTGACCAGTTCTTGCTGCCCACACTGCCCATGCTGTCCGTAACCTGCAACCGCACAGTATTGTCACCGCTGTGCAAGTATTGCGTCACATCAAAGGTGTTCTTGCCCTGGATGATGGTCGTGGTTGCCACCTTGGTGTTGCCCACATACCAGTTGCCAGTCGCATTGCCGGTGTCATCGCCAGCATTGTCCACACTCGTAAACTTAAAGCCGATCAATGCACTGTCGCCCTGAACTACCGTCAGGCTGCTGTCACCAATTCGTTCAATGGTAATGGTGCTAGTTGCCTCACCGCCACCACCGCCACCACCTTTAATGGTAACAACAGTCTTGGTTGTGCCGTCTTCCAACAGGCTCAAATGACCGTCATCACTGGTGTAAGTAATGTCGTACTCATGGCCGTTACTGGGCTTAATATCTTTGATCTTTTCCTGGATTTCTGCAATGTCGCTGTTGGCCGTATCCACACTGCCCTGCAAAGCTGCCACGGTATTCTTGGTCACAGTCAAATCATTGGTAAATCCATCCAGAGCAGTTTTGTCCGCCTTATCAGCCAGCAGTTTGTTGGTTGCTTCCTTATTGTAATAATCACTCTGCAAGGTGTTCGGCAGGTCGCCCACACTATCCTGCAAAGCTTTCACGACTTCGTTGTTGCTGGTCTTGTATTCATCCAGCGCTGTGCTTACCGGGTCTACCGCCGCGCTGATCTTAGCATCCACCGTCTTGCCATATGCGGTCGTCCACTCTGCGCTGGGATCGGTGCTCAAGGTTACAGTTTTAATCACTGCATCGCCGTTATAAAATGTTAAAGCACGGGTGCCCGCATCATACGCACAGTTAAAAGCCGCCAATCCGTCGATCCCAGAAATCTTACCTTCCAACAGTGTAACAAAGCCGTCCACTTCTTCCTTGTTATAATACTTGGCAAGCTCCGTGGTCAGCTCAGTTTTCTTGGTGTAGTTGGTGTCAAGGTCACTCTGCAGCTCCTGTTTAATTCCTGCTGCCGCATTCTGGATCTTATTATCCACACCCGCCGCAGCGTTGGCTGCATCCTGGGCGCTGGCCTGTGCGGCACTGGCATAGCTGGAAGCCTGGCCAACCTTCTCGTCCATCAGGGCAACAAAGCTTGTGTACCAGTCTTTGTCCGGTTCCACCATCTTGGTTCCGCTCAAAGCCTCCAAAATATTCAGCTCGCCGTCTGGTCGTGTGCGCCACATATAGGTTTCGCTGCGTTCATTTACACCGGTTGCAGTGATCTCAAAGCGCACGGTCCCCTTCTTGCTTGTCACACTATTTGTAACCAGCCAATAGAACCGGATCGTATCCTCGTTGTAGGTAACGTTGATCGGCGTGGCATATGCTTCCTGCCCGTCCACATTCAGGTAATGTACCTGTAGCATCATCTGCATCAAATCAATGCCGTCATATCGCCGCGGCATCTTAAACGGGATCACCTGGCTGTTGGTTTCCTGGGTAATGTTGATCTGGCTCTCGTCCATCACAACATTTTTCATCTCGTCAATGGTCGAAAACGCATCGTCGTTATATTGGCTGTACCACAGGTATTTTTCACTGCGGGTGTAGCCGCCGTCATCATTGGCCTGCGCCTCCGGCATATCAACCACCGCGGCCATGGGGGCAGCCTCGGCCTGCAATGCCACTGGCTCTGCTTTGGCCGCCATCTCAGCCGCCATCCGTTTCGACTCTTCAAAACTTAATGCCATGTTTTCCTCCTCCCCTTTCTATTTTCAAACAAACAATACAATATGGGCGTGGCACTTATCGCCATCGCTGTTCAGTTTCACGCGCCATTGGGTGTATACTGTGGATGTATTCAAAGCCTGCTGCTTGTATACAGCCTGCAGTCCGCTTCCGCTATCCCACACATCCGTCCAGTTGCTGCCGTCGTTGCTGGCCTGCACCCATACTCGGTTAAGTCTGTTTTCTGTTCCGGTCTTACTCACACTGGCCACAACCCATGCGTGCTGGCAGCCGCCAGTCGTCACCACGTTGCTGTAATGGTCGCCGGTGGTTGTATCCTTATCAATCGTTGCAATTCGGCTTCCGGCTTTACCAGTCAGGTCAGCAATGCTTTCGCCGTTCGCAATCTTATCTTCTGTGCAGCCAATCCCTTTGCGGAAATCGGCCAGGTTCACGCGCACTTCCGGTGCCCAAAAATTGCCGTCACTTTTGTATGCACCCTCGTCAATATTACGCAGCGCAAAATACTCGCTGTCGGTTCCAAACCCCATGTCATGGGCAAAGCCGTAACTGCGCCTGGTCAGGGTGCCCTGCGTGCAGTTGCCATTTTTGTCAATAAACTTTTTATCGCTGGCCACATCATTGGGGGTTGCCGCATTGGTGGTATCATCCTCCAACAGGGCTTTGGCCGCCGTGCTTGCGGTTCCCCACAGCCACATCACGTTATCGTAATAGCAGCCACTGTAAATATCGTTGGTTTTCTGGTTATCTGTGGCTACACACAGCCGGGTCACACCGTCCTTTTTCTGCACGGTCATCTTGGTGCTCTCGCGCTCGCCGCCCTGCAGCTGGGTCGTGGCAGAATAAGTCTTGATAGATCCTTTCACCAACTTGCCATCTACCCAGGCGGTTTTCCCTTCCAGGATAGATTTTTCATCCGCAGTGCCCGGCGTATTGCTGTCCAACCCGCTTGCGCTGATCGCACCGCCGCTGTAATAGCCGGCCTTGATCTGGTAGCTCTCGCCGTTGGCCAACTCTGCCGTTACAGTGCCGTAATTCTGCATGGTGCCGGTTTTCAGGGTTTTGTTCTTGCTGTAAAATGTCTGTCCTGCCAGCACCTGGTCCGGCAAAGCAGTCGTGGCAGCCAGCTTGGAAGCCCCAATGCCGCTGCCGTTAGTAAAATTTACAATGTTTCTCCTCGTATCGTACTGGAAAATCACCCACTGCCCGGCACCAATCGCACCGTCGCCCAACTTCTCTGTACCGCAGTAGGCGTTGCTGGTCATGTCTTTGCCATTGATCACCAGTCTATGCCCGTCACTGAACGCCGTGGTAAAATATGCTTTGCCGTTGGCTGCGTTGCTGTAACTGCTGCCGCTCTTGCATGTCAGGGTATGGGTTCCGCCGCTGTAACTGTAGCTGTATTCATGGATCATCATGTCGGGGTCAAACTTGCCATCAATGATGTAATTCACCGCTCCGGCATAGTGCTGTTCCAGTGCAGTAATCGCATGTTTCACATGGTTAATGTCCGCCGCTTTAATAATGTATTTGCGCAGGCCGCTGTTCTGGTTCAGGTAATTGCTGGCTTCGGTATACTTGCCGTCTGCCAGGTACTTGGTGTACTGGGCTGCCGCTGCGGCATGGCTGCTGTCCAGGTCGGCATTGTCTTCAAACGTATCAATACCTTCCGGGAACTTTGTATAGGTATCTGCCATTGCTTATCACTCTCCTGTCTCATCTTTTACAGGGTACGGGTAATACGGGTAAAACCTCATCAGCGTCACATCCATCGTTCCCTGCCCCAAGCTCTTATCAATCTTTTTAATAATAAATTGCACGGCTGTCTTGCCGCCCATGTAACGCGGGCAGTATTCAACCTTGGTGTTCACATCCAACCACGGCACCAGCAGCATCTTCACCGTAATGCTATCGGTCAATCGCGCCCGCTTCCATAGCTCGTATTCGGCCACATCCAAAATGCCGTCATCTGTGGTGTAATTGTCGTATTCACCGCCGCTCAAAACCACATTGCGCCGTCCAATTCGTTCAATGCTGAACGGGCTGTTCAAAAACTGGTCGTCCTCCTCATACCCTTCAATATCCGGGTTGGCGGTACTCACAACTTCCAAATTCTGGCAGTTCTCGGTTTCTTTCAGCTTGTCCAGCTCTTCCTTGCTCGGTTTTGTATCTTTCAGCATCACTATGGCGTGCGGCTGTACCTGCCCATAAAAATAAAAGCGCCCTTTGCCGCCATTCTCATTCGGGGAATAATCGGCATCGTAGCGCACCACATATTGTACTTTTGGTTTCATGCAGTCCTGCCTGGCCTTTTTGTTGTTGCCGGCTTCATCTGTGCTGATGGTATACAGGCTCAAAACATCGGTCACAACCGCATCGCTGCTCTCTGTTGCTTTGGCGCTGATCTTCATCTGGTACCCTTTGTCAGCATCGTACAGGTCGGCCACATTGTCCGGCGGCGTAAACAAAATCAGCTTCTTACCGCTCAATGCCAATCCAACCACGTTTAATGTTATGGTTTTCTTTGTCGTGTCCACCACCAGGTCTGTGCAGCTCACATCCGGGCTTGCCGCAGCACCAAACACCTCTACGCAGTTTCGTACCTCGCTGTAATCCACCGTTGCGTCTTCGCTGATGATCAAATCATTGAACACATCGGCATTCAGCACCAGCGGGTCATCCTCACAACTTGGGATCTGCTGGCATTTGAACACATCATCCTCAAAAAATATTTCAAACGGGTAATACAAATCCCGCAACTGTGTCAAAATTGTCCACACACTGGTCGCCGCATCAAACTCCTGGTCATAAGGGATCGTTCGGTTCCAATATTCTACAAATACTTTGTTGATCCCCACTTCCTGTAATAGCTCCACCATCGCCCTGCGGATTCCGCCCCCGGCCTTAAACACAGTTTTAATGCCTGTCAGCTGTCCAGCCAACGTGTCATTCAGCATTGCCGTCAGATCCATACAGTTAATGGTCAGGCTCCGGGTCTGCGTGTCATAGTTGTATCCGTTCTGGCTGAACACATATACCCCCTGGCTGTACCAGATAATATCGTTCAGCATCGGGGTCTTCACACCAATGTAAATCCAAACGTACTTGTTCATCCATTCGCTCTCGCTGTACTGGCTGATCGCATGTTTTTCGTCCAGCACAATGGTCGAAGTATACGTTCGCCGGATGTCCGCATCTGCATCTACAGAAATTCTTCCCTCGGTCGTAATGCCCTGCAAACTGTCAATCGTCTTCATCCGGTCGTTCAGCAGGTCAATGCGGGTGTACAGCTCAATGTTATGGGAGTATAAGGTTCGTATGTCTTCTGTGCTTGGCACATACATCGCGCATCAACTCCCTTCAATATCTTCTGCAATAAACCCGTTGCGGTACAAATCGGTGCTGCTCTCCAAGCTGCCAATCTCCACAAAATCAAACGCCACGGCAACCTTGTCATAATGGTCACTGTAGCTGATACTCGGCTGGTTAATAATGTTCGCCATCCAGCTGCGTCCGTCAAACAGCTTCAAAATCTTCGGCTTCTTGTTGGTACACCAGTCCACAAACTGCTTGCGGTACCGGGCACCACCATCCCCGTCATAATCATCCGTGTCAAAACTGTATTTCAGCACAGTGGCCGTAAAATTACCCTGCTCATAGTTCAGGTCGCTACCGTAAATCACATACGGGTAACGGCTGCTCATAGTTTCCACCACACTGTTTGGCTGTGTTCTGGTCGTACTGGTCACGCTGGCATCAAATAATAGGTGGTAACTAATGTCTCCGTCCGTCAGCACCGCACCGTCAAAGCTGCTCAAAATCTTATTTGTGAACATATCCTGCTCGGCATCGTCAATAATCGGCACAAACGCATACTCATACTCGGTGTTGCGCCCGTCTGCGTACCAATCAATATGTACCCAATTGTTCAGTTCTTTTTCCCATTCCTTCAGGGTTTCATCATTCACCGGGGTTGGCCGGTGCTTGGTCGCCAGGGTAATCCAGTTATAGGTTCCAACCCGGCGTCGCTTTAACCGCATCTCACTGATCTGTTCCGCCCGGTAGCGCAGGTTGCCGCCCAGGGTATCACCGTTAAAAGCTGCATAAATGGCCGTTTGGGCCTGCCACCCATTGTCCAGATTGTACTTGCCGTAATCCTTGTCGGCATCACGGCTTAACAGCAGGTCGTCATAAACACCGTTCTGCAGCTTCAGCACATTCAGCGCCTCATTATAGGGCGGGTATGGCAAAATCGCATTCTGTCCCATTAAAATATCGGCTCCCACAATCATTCCACACCCCTCCTTTATTCCCAGCGCAGCTCAAACAGGCCGCCCTGGTTTTTCAAATACACCTTAAACCAACCATTTGGCGCACTGGTTTTTACATTGCTCTGCAAACAGTATCCGCCGCAGGTCAATTCCAGGTAATAACATGTTTTCTTTTCGTTCGTCTGATAGTTGTAGGCATTGCTGCTGTAATCGTCCGCAATATCGCGGCGGCACAAAAACAGCTTCAAAGCATACGGATCTTCATCCATTGTCGGCATGCTGATCCCGTTGCTCCGTTTGTTCCACAGCCCAATCAGCAGCTTGTTCCAGCGGTCGCTTCTCATGTTCAGCCCCAAGGCATAGCTGCTGTCCACCACGCTTCCTTCTTCCACATGGCTGCCCTGTACCTTAAATCCATCTTTGAACGTCATGTCGGCCTTAACCGGGTCGGTGTCGTCCACTGTCAGGTCTACTGCCTGGTCCCCGGCCGATCCACTCACATAGTGGTAATCATCCTTGTTGTCGTTGCGGTCCTTGCCCTCAATCGTCACAACATAAGATTTCACCCAAATGCAGCCCTCTTCATAATGGTTTTCCAGCGCCACAGCCGCATAGCCGTCACCGCCTACATAGCCAATCAGCAGCTCACAAAATCCAGTGTCCAGCTTCATGCCGTGTTGGGTAATGCCCTGTGCTCTGGCGTAATAAGTCGTGTCATTGCGTAAGTTGCTGATAATATACGCCTTGTCCGGCACCCGCAGTGTCTCACTGCTCTTCACCAGGCTCTTGCTGGCATCATACAGTTCAATCGTATATTCGTTCAGTTCTTCGCCCTGGGTACTCTCGTATTGCACTGTAAACTCAAAAGCACTGTATTCAATGTTGGTTTTGTCCTTGGTGCTGATCTCTTTGAACTTAAACACCGGTGTCTCCACACAATAAAACAGCAGAATGTCGCTCCATTCGCTCCACACACTGTCCTGGCCGCACACCCGTACCTTAATGCCAAACGCCGCGCTGCTGTTTGTAATGCTGCTGGCCTTCAAAGTAAACTCGGATCTCTGGGTACTCACCTCACCGCTCTGGTAAGTTGGGCTACCCAGTTCCTCTGCACTCATGGCATTGGCCCAAATTTGCGCCTCCACCTTGGTAATCACACCAATGTATCGGAACCGGAATGTATAATCTTTTGTCGCATCAAATGCTGATACGGTATATAATGCTGGTTTGCTCATCCTCCCGCCACTCCCCTCCCTCTCTAAACAATCAAAAGCCGCCCAACCAATCAAGGTCAGGCGGTTATTCTTATCTTTCAATAATGCTATTGGCTTATGTTTATTTTACGCTTTTTTCCGGCTTATCCTCTGCTGCATCTACCGGCGTATCCTCAACCTTTTCTGCCGCAGCCTTCTTAGCCGCTTCCATCTCTTCTTGTATCGCGCTCTTGCGGATATTCTGCACATCACGCAGTAAGTTCTCCAAAATCAGCTCCACTGCATACGGCGGCAGCCCAATCTGGTTCACACCGTCACAAATGTAAGTCTTCAACTGTTCACATTTCAAATTAAAATTTTCCATCATAAAATCTCCTCGTTAAAATTAAACCAAAATGCCGCCAATAAACCGCAGCCCATGCTGTTTCAGCTTTACATCGGTCACATACCCCTGCGCATTTTTTACAAGCTCAATACCATAAATAAACGGTACAGCCTGAGTATTTGCGTCAAGAGTGGTTACTTCTTTGCTGCCGTCCCAGCCTAAAGTTTGACCACCCCAGTTGGTGGTACCGTCATAGATGTACATAGAGTTGCCATTCCCATATAGCTGGACATTACCTCTAAGCTGTGTGGTTGAAAAATCAATAACAAATCGTCCGGAAGTATCAGACTCCTTTTGCGCAGTCAAGGTTCCAATAGCATTATTAAAAGTAATCCGTTCTGTACTCAGTCCAGCCTTAGAAAGTGATGACATGGATGATGAACTGGTAACTTCTCCGGCCCTGAATGTAATAGAAGAACCATCTAATACCATTGTATTTGTGTGAGTAGTGGTTTTTTCTGTATCATCATACTGGTAAGTATCAAGCTTTAACATAGCATCTGCAATCTGCACCACATTTTCTGTACCATATGTTTCATTGTAGCCGTTCAATCTGGCAAGCGTATTATCCCCAGACTTAATAAGGATAGAATTTTTATCAAGCGTTGTAACAAACTGTCCATCAGTCGTATGAACTACTGAATTATCCAGATCAAAATAAACGCTTCCATCCTTGGAGCTAATCTTACCAGTTTTAATCAGGTCAGAGTTAATCTCACCAGACTTAATGTAGGTCGCATTAAAGTACACATTCCCATCTTCAATAAACATGCCCTGGCTTGCTCCATTATTGGTCAGTCGGTTAAAGATGTCCTCCTGCGTCAGCTTCTTATCAACCGCATCAACCACTTCGTCTTTGTTCGTGTAATTGTCTTTCTTGCCCCAATCACCGGCATCATATGCCTCGCCTTTCGCTTTGGGTTTTCCACAAACAAGCACTTCTGCCCCCGTGTACCACAAATCACCTTCGTCATACGGCGGGTCGGGGTGTTCGTCCTTGCTGGCATCTGCCGTAAACACACGCCGCTTTCCATCCGCCGTATCCTGTGCCTTGCTGGCCGCCTCAAGTGCATTGGTTACATCCTTGTCCTGCACCAGCTCCCACTTGTAGCTACCATCGTCACCTTTCATAAACCGGTATGCTTTGCCTGTCTCTGTGTTATAAAACAGGTCATCCACATGTTTTTCTTTTTCTTCATCTGTCGTCCAGCTCTTAGCCGGCTCGTTATCCAGCGTGGGGTCATAGGCGTAAAAATACTGCTCGGCCTTGCTGTCAATCTGGTCCTGCATATCTTTTGTTACGCCATCCACATAATTTTTCATGTCATCTTTGCTGGCGTAACTATCCTTTTTTACCCAGTCGCTGGCATTATATTTATCACTGGCCGTGCGTGCTACCGTACAAACCAGAATGTCTTCTCCATTAAACCATAAATCGCCCGCATCATACGGCGGCTCCGGGTGCTCACCTTTGCTTGCATCAGCCGTAAATACCTGGCGCTTACCATCTCCGGTGTCTTGTGCCTTGCTTGCGGCTTCCAGCGTATCCAGTGTGTCCTTATCTGTCACTTCTACCCAGCTGCCGGTTTTTGTTTCCTCGTCATATGTCCACTGCCAGCCTTTCTTGCTGTCGGTGTTATAAAACAAATCGCCGTTGTGCGCTTTCTTTGTGGCGTCGTCTTTCCAGCTCATAGCAGGCCAGTTCTCAAGCGTCGGGTCATAGTTATAAAAATACTGTTCAACCTTGCCGTCCACCTGTTCCTGCAGCTTGTCAACCTTATTCACATAATCTTTCAGGTCTTCCTCAACCTTATCCTGCTTCAACAGGTTCCGGTCAATTTCATATGGCTTAATGTACAGCCGCTTAAAGTCATTCTGCGGGGCAATCACAGCCACGGCATCATTCACCTGGAACAGCGCATTACTCGCAATGGTATATTCCTTGCCAAAAGCCGCCACTACATAGCCGCTGTGGTCGTCCAGCACCTTCACAATCGTGCCAACAGCTGTACGGTCAAACTTGGCATTGCTAATCAGTCTCTCGCAGTAACGTTTCACCTCTTTTGCCAGGTCTTTCAGCCCCGCAATGGCATCATCCAATGTGTTCTTCGCCATAGCTTTTCCTCCAAAATAAAAAAGCCGGGCAGCCACATAGGCCACCCGGTATATCGTCATCGGTATTATCGCTTAAACCAATATTTCTTTACATCTGATTTTTCATCATAACAAAGCTCAATGTATTTAATTTCTCCTCTGGGAATCATAACAATTCGGTCATCCATTGTTGTAAGGACATTACCCTCTTTATCTAAAACATCATATCCAGATAAAAGTAATACGTTCTTTTTATTATCCATTCCAACATAAGAACCACTAAAATCGTTCTCGCAGCCTGTATAGACTACCATATTGGTTCCACGTTTATAGTCAATAATATCTTCCCACACGCTATCGCTTGGGGACCATTTGAACAGCTTATGCAATACTTGCTTAATTTTCACGTTCCTGCGCAGAACAGAAAGAACGGCACCAAGAACACAGGCCACAATGTACTGTAACTTCTTGGTTGGTACCACCTGCATAAGCAGAAAACTAATTACCACAGAATAAACCAGGTAATGTTGAGGCAACTGTTTGTCAAGCAGCCGGTTATAAATCCATAACATCAATAAACCAGGCACCACATACTGCAAAATAGCAGGAATCATGGCAACTAGCTCGTTTAAGTATTGTGTTATTTCCATCACTTATTTTCCTTTTTGTCCTCTGTTTTTTTCCAAGAGGAGCTATTTTTATTGTTCTTGGCTTCCGGGTTAAAAGTAAACTCCGTGTTCGGCTTGTTTTGGCTCTCAGTCTTTGCCATCGGTATAGCACTTCCCACTTTATTATAATAGGGTCATTATACCATACAAAAAGCCGGACAACAACAATCTGTTACCCGGTGTAAATTGACTTATAAAATTATCGCATTGCTCGTACAAGAGCATTAAATTCTTGTTCTGTTTTGGCAAATCGGTATGGAGCATACTCTCCATATGATTACTTCCTATTAGGAACACTGTAAATACAAGGCTTTTCGGAGCCTGCAAACCAGAAAAAATAATATTTGATCTATCACATTACGCAAAAAGCCGTCCGGCATGAAAAACGGGCGGCTTTTTTGCGTGGATAGACGGAAAGGAGGCACAAAAATAACTACAAAATTTTAGCGTTCAAATTTGTGCAACTTTAACGAAAAGGAGGATCGTAAATGGCCGATGAAAAACTGAACACAGGCCCTGCGGAGAATACTTCCCCGGAGGCCGCCGGGCCTATCACCACACCTGAACAGGCCGCAGCGTCTGAGCCCCGGCAGGAACATACCGGGCCTACCATACCTGAGCCCGGCGATGTGGTTGTGTCCTTTGACAAAATCAATGAGCTTATGGCGGAAAAGAGGCAGAACGCCCGCGCCGAAGTCGAAAAGGCGGAAACTCCAGAAACGCCGGAGGCAGCAGCCCCCGGAGAAACACCGCAGCCCGCTAATACGGAGGAGCCGAAAAAGCCGCGCCGTGGTCGTCCACCGAAAGTAGAAAAGGCCGCGACTGAAAATCAGAAAGCGGAGAAATCGGCTGGGGCCCGCAAGGGCCGCCCACCCAAGGCGGATAAGGCGGCCCCTGACAAGCCCAAGCCGTCCAAACGAGACAAAGTGTCCCGAAGTGACGGAAAGGCCCCGGATGCCAAGGAGCCCATTAAGCCTGCACAGGATACGGCACCGAAGGAAACTGCTGCTGCGGAACAGACGGCTCCCGAGCCGACCACGCCGCCCCGCCCGGTTGAGGAAGGCAAGCTGGTTTATCTGAAACTTTCCGAGGTTCATCCGTTTCACACATTCCGTCCGCACCCCTTTAAGGTACGGGACGATGCGAAGATGCAGGAAATCGTTGCTTCTATCCGCGTAAACGGTGTAATGGTTCCCGGTCTTGCCCGCCCGGAGAAAGATGGAAACGGCTATGAAATTGTAGCGGGCCATCGCCGTACCCACGGCAGTGAACTGGCGGGGCTGGAGGAAATGCCCTTTATCGTCCGTGAAATGACCGACCACGAAGCGGTACAGGCCATGAAGGACAGCAACAAGCAGCGTGACGGGATGCTCCCCAGCGAATTGGCCGCGCTGCTGGAACTCGAGGTTGAGGACATCAAGCATCAGGGCGGGCGGCTGAAAGGCGTTGCAGAAGGCGATGTTGGGAAACGCTCGGTTGAGATTGTGGGCGAGGCGCATGATATGAACTATAAAAAGGTCATGCGCTACTTGCGGCTCAACTCCCTTGTGCCGGAGCTTCTGGATAAGGTAGACGATAAAAAGATGGGCTTCATGCCTGCCGTGGAGCTTTCCTACATCAAACCGAAAAATCAGAGGCTTATTGCTGTTTCCATTGACGGGGAGCAGGCTTCGCCCTCGCTGGCCCAAGCTAAACGGCTCCGGGAGCTGGATAAGGAAGGCAAGCTCAACGGCGATGTCATTGACGGTATCTTATCAGAACAGAAAAAGGAGGATCGAGGCGTGATTATTTCTACTGCGGAACTGGAAAAGTATTTTGGCAAGGAGGTCACTCCCGCCAAAATGAAAGAACAGATTATGTCCCTGCTGGATGACTGGAAAGAAAAACAGCCGCCGGAGCTGGCAAAAGCCCCGAAAAAGCAGGAACTTGACAAGTAACAACTTCGAGACACTTTGTCCCGAGGGCCCCGCCCTCGCGCAGAGGCTCTGGTGGTATATATCCCCCGTCGCCGCCTGTTTTTTAGTACAGCCGGGAGTGGGCCGTCAAGGGTGCAGCGCACCGCCGTTTTCGGCGGCTCGCCCTTGACGGTCTGCCCCGGCTGTGCTATTTCCCCGGCAAGCGGCGGGGGTATATCCTCCAGAGCCGCCCCCTTTCCCAAGACTGGGAAAGGGCGTGGGGTTTGGGTTGAACTTTCTTATTAAAATATCGGAGGTATGAACGATGAAACGACCCCTTGCTTATATCACCGCTGCATGGCTCGGCGGCGATAGCGAAAACGCAGAACTGGCGGCGCAGTATTGCCGCACCGTGTATGAGGCAGGCTTTTCTCCTATTTGTCCGCCTTTGTACTTGCCCCTGTTTCTCAACGATGCTGTTCCCGAGGAGCATAAAAGCGGCATCGACATGAGCCGTGACTTGCTCCGCCGTTCTCATGTGCTGGTTGTCTGCGGGCACAGTATGACCGAAGCCATGAAAAATGACATCGCCGTGGCCCAGCGGCTGGGAATTACGGCAACAACCCTTGAGGGCATCCTGACCGTCAAGGGACAGGGCCGCCGCTAATGGCAACCCTGTTTGAAGCCTACGTTACCAACGCCGGAAAGTACAGCGAGGGCCAGCTTGTGGGTGAAACACTGAAATTTCCCACAACCGCCCAGGAGGTGGAGGCTCTCTTGAAACGGATCGGCGTGGATGGCGTCCGCTATCAGGAAATTTTTATTACCTCTTTCGATGGGGATGTGCTGGGGCTCTATGACCATTTGAGCGAGTATGAAAATCTGGACGAGCTTAATCATCTGGCCTGCCTGCTTTCCGAGCTTACCTCATCGGAGCTGGAAACACTGGAGGCCGTCCTCGACAGCGGCGATCACTGTTCTTCGGTGCGGGACATCATCAATCTGACACAAAATCTGGACTGTTACGGCTTTTACCCCGGCGTATCCGATGAGGAAACGCTGGGGCGTATTTATGTGGACGATCTGGAAATGTTGGATGTGCCGGATCAGGTAAAACCGTATTTCGATTATGAGGCGTATGGCCGGGATGCCTGCATCCACGAAAACGGCCATTTTGCCCCGGGCGGCTATGTTGTCAAAGAAAGCGATCATTTCGTGGAAGTGTATCACGGCTTGCAGGATATTCCCAAGGAGCATAAGGTATTCTCTTTCCCGAAGCTCTCTATCCGGGAGCAAATGGCCGCTTATCAGGAAATCATAGACGGTTCTTCTTTGGAGGGCTACCGTCAAATGCAGAAAAAAGACCGTGGGGATCGGTGATGGCACTTCGAGACAAATTGTCCCAAGGAAGGAGGCGGTGTAACTGATTGATGAAGATATTTCCCGGCGCACGATAGCCATATCCGTAAAAACAACCAAGCTGACGGCGCGGGGACTGGCGTATGTGCTGGGTATGGTGGGGCGGAAGATCCGCAAGGCATACCGTGGAAGGCAAGTACCGCATGGCAAACAAAGTGTGCGAAAGCTCATGGCCCACGGCACAGCCACAAACAGCATTGAGCTATCCGGGGG